CTTCTTCCGAATTCAATTGATGAGGGATAGATGATTTATAGGAATTCCTATGAATTATCTCAATGAGATCTACAAGAGATCTCACGCCTGCTTTATTGATTCGAGATAGAAGCCTCTCAGTTTCAATCATCATCTTCACTAGGTTTGAACCTGGTGACGATATATTTAAACCGAGGGGAGGCATAAGATGCTTTACAGCATCGTATACTTTCTTCTGTCTTTGAGTTAATAAGACACGGGACTTAGCTCCAAGATTAGCGCAAATATCGAGAAAGTTGTCATTAGACATCTTTCTCCATTTGTACTGGGGTATAATAGTACTAGGGGTAATAAGTTTTCCAGCAAACTCAGCAATGAGATTACTTGATATACTTTTCTCCTTTGACCATGGACAATGACATTTATTGAGAAACTCAATATAATCATAGTACAGGGTAGTATCGAGGATTATTACATCATCTCCTAGAACATAGAATAATTCATTGTGACCTTTTGCAAGGAAACTAAGAATTAAACCATGTGTAAGTGTAAACATGCCAAAGCTGGGATACAATCCTAGTGGTTGGCCACGTTTCCACTGAACATCTCCAATCTGAGATTTAAACCTCATAGTGCAGAGTTCTTCTAGAAGACCGATATCTTTAACCTCGCCGAAGATCTGATGAAGAGTAGCCAATTGCAACCCAAGAGGGAAGTAATCAGTTGCTCCAGTTAGATCAACGCTATACACCATCTCCTTCTTTGAAAGAGATTCTTGGATCCTAGTCAGTGACTTGGATTGGTTAAACGTACAGTCCCAACTCAAATTCCTAACAATGTCATAAATGGCATTGCCAAGGGGTTTGAGAGCCAATTGATGAATACGGTAAGGAGAAGCGATTGAACGCAACTTCAGACCTGGTTCCTGAAGGAAGTGAACTTCACCTCCATAGGGAACATCATCAATCTTAGAGGCTTGAGGAATCCTCTGTAGAGGACCGTCAACAGCTGCGAATACAGGAGCATAAAGCTCATAGTATTCATAGCCGATAGCGGCATTACACGGGGCATCGAACCAACGCCTTTCAGCGAAAAGTTCTCTGTCCTGTGGAACAGAACCCAAATTATGGGGTAAAGGGGCCACCTTTGAGGGTGAACCACGATACTCTATAATTGAGTTACCTCCACGGATTATTTCCCTACTTCCAATAGTACTTTTGACATGATCAAGATATGGGATCATAAAATCCTTAATATCTAATTCAACATCATCAGTACAATTAACTCCATCCATAAACTTTTTAAGTTGTGACACTGTCACATCTTGAGCTATGAATAGAGTATATATGTTCAGAGCTTGGATAACACGGGAGAATCTCTTACGAGATTTCCTCATGTTACCGGATTCTGAACACCATTGGAAGAGACTTCCTATCCAGCCATAGTATTTGCCTTTTGAGTTCTTGCGAACCCATGGTGCAGGTACATATGACTGTGTAGCCATCTGAATTATGAGTGAATTTTTAAGAGATTTAACTCTCTTAACAGTCCATTCAATGCCAGATGATTTAACCCAACAGAATACATCATCAACCATTTGGTTAATGAGGTATCCAGGTACTCCGATCGCAGATAATCGCATTCTTGCTCCATCCGATAACTGACTCCAACATAAGTTGTTGTCTGTCATATCTTCTATCCTTTCGGTAGATGTTTATGGCGTTATCAGGGCAAGACGATTGCTCTGTTAGGCGTGAGACTCACATTTGAAAAGGGACTTAGCGCAGATCATCTGCTGACGGAGAATAATCGACTAATTGATCATTCATCCTAGCTGCAATACATTTGCCATATTCAGTCAAAAACTGTTTATAAGCATATATATTAAGACTATAAGTTGCTTGCATTGATGCTGTTTGCCTCTGCCGTAGCACAAAGCTATTGGTCAGTCGGTCAATTAAGCGATCATTAG